GATTAAAGAAAAATAATTTACTTTGTTCTATAACATAATTGTTAGTAAATTTACGAGTATCAAAAGTATCACCTAAAATAATAACTGTGTCAATATTATTTTTAGAAAGATATGGAAAGAATACCTCATTATAAAATTTACGTTGATGGTCAATTATAATTGTAGAACCTGTTCTAGCTCCGAAATGCTGGTCAGTTATTAAACAAACCTTATTCATTCAACCCCCATCCTTCAATACTAGTTTGTTCAAATGTTTTAAGTTGGCACTTACATCCTTGAGCTATTGCATACTTGATTGTATGTTCTTTTTCATAATTTTCTAAAGTTTTCCAATCTTCCCATCTTTTAGATTCTTCATCAAATAAACGATATTGCTTTATAACTTCATTCATAATATATTCTCTCAATAATTAATTATAAAAATCTTCTAAAGGTGAGTACACTTCTTTTTTAATCTTTTCCTTTTTAGGTTTTTCAAATGATGATCCATCAAAATTATTATATGCTTTCATGTATTCAATATAATTATTAGTGAAATCTCCCTGTTCATCATGAGCTTGTAGTTCAGTAAGATCTAAAGCATTTGAGGTAAGTAGTTTGCTTCTAATATAGACTTGTCGTTTCTCTTTTGCTATTCTACGTAGAAACGCAAAATAAACAATTTGAGTAAAATAGGAAAAAGGATTATGTGTTTTATTCTCATCAAAATTATCAATAACCTTTAAACAATTTTCTACTCCATCAAGAATCATATCCTCTTTAAATGAATATCCATTAAAGCTTCTAAGATTGGAGAAATTAGTAGCAATCTTAAATATACATCCACCAATATATTCAGAGATTCTAGGTTTGGGAATTCCCTTTGATTCACAATCCTTAACTAAAGCAATACGTTCTTGCATAGCTACAAAGAATTCTTCATTATTAATATAATTTAGTTTCTTGCTCATTTCTACTCCCTCAATTTATAATATAGAACTATTATATCCTATGATTGATAAAAAGTACATTAAAATATATTTTTATTTTACTGTTTACAACTGTTTACTTTTGTGATATACTGGTTATACCAGGTTTTTCTAGGTTAATGTATTGTTTCATTAGATAGATTAAAACTAATTGTTTCTAAATCATATTCCTCTTCAGGTAATACTAATTGACCTATTTGAACATCTATAAGACGTTTATAGTATTCAATAGTAGATTCATTTAAAGGTTTAATGATTATGACATCATCTTTCCATATTGTAAAGATTTGTTCATCTGTAAAAGAACACCAAGGAGAACCGGCTAATACTTCTTTATTTTTACCTTCAAAATCAAAGTTGACGGTTTTCATTTGGATAGGGTACATAATTATAAATTTATGATCATCCTCACCTATTTTTACACATATGACGTTATCTCCATTAACTAACTTTAAGGTAATATATTCATGCTCAATCATTTCAACACCACTTCAACTATGTTAACTAAAAACTGCTCCGTAATATATATCTTATATCTCTCTATGCCATGGGTTAACGTGGTATTCTTCCAAGACTTCCAATGTAGATCATCAACTAAATCAAAAAGCCGGCATTCATTTTTACCATCATTTAAACGTAGACCTCTACCAATAGATTGAAGATTTCTTATTTTAGATTTTGAAGGATGAGCAAATATAATATTTTCTATTGAAGGCATATTAGTACCTGTACTCATAGTCGCGTACGAGGCTACTATTATTGCATTATTATATTTACTACATACATTTCTAATTTCTTCACGATCTTTTGTATCAACTCCTCCATGAATATAAAATACAGGTCTATCTTGATGTACTTTATTTTTTATATCTTCATATATTACTTTGCCATGTTTTTGTACATAGTTGAAAAGTACTAGAGTATTGCCTGTAGTAGATATTGCTAAATTCCGTATAAATTTATTTCTGACAGGATTTGTAACTAACCAATCAAGTTCTTTAATATACTCAGTACCTTTAAACATCTTACATGTTTCTTCATCATATTTAAGAATTAATTGCTTGATTTTTAGATTAACTACTGAACCTTCATCCATTAATTTTTTGGTTGTAGTTACCTGATATACTGGTCCAAATAATCCTTCAAGTGTTAGTTTATTAGTTTTAGAACTTTCGTCAATAGTACCTGTAGTCCCAATCCTGTATTTGGTATTAACACATTTTTCCATAATACCAGATATAGAAGCAGCTTTAGCAAGATGACATTCATCAACCATAGCCACATCAAATTGCTGATAAAAGGATTTTTGTTTTATAGTAATTAATGATTGCCATGTAGAGATAAGAACATTTTTAGTAAAATCCTTTGTAAATCCTGAATATAGTTTTTGTACATTATGTTCAACATCAAATCCATTTGCGCTTGAATAATCGGCAAAATCTGAATACATTTGTTCAACAAGCATGGTATTAGGTACTATCAGAAGTAATTTTCTATTTGCATTTAGATGCCATCTCATTATAGCATACAAAATACCGGATTTACCTGAAGCAGTAGGACTTAAAAGAGTTACTCTATTTCTATTAAGGGCTTTTAGAAGAGCATCTACTTGATAATCTCTAAGTGATATAGGTTGACCTCTAGCAGATAAATTAAGACTATCTGCAAATAATTGAATATCTTTTTCAGAATATGTATTTGAATTCTCTATACCTTTGCCAATAGTTAATTCATAATCATTTCTATTTGCAAATTCTTTAACATACTGTAATAAACCAGCATAAAGAGTTTTAGTTTGCAGGTTATACAGTCTAACAAACCCGTCAAACATGCCAGCTTTATATGCTGGCATATATTGATATCCTTTAACTCTAAATTTAAAGAAATCAGATAGTTCTTGTTCAATGGATTTATCAGAAAATATTCTAATATAAGATTCATTAAATTTTTCAACTTTAATCATTTATTTTTACAATTATCAAAATGGTGTTTAAACATTCCAGGAGAGGTTATTCCTATTTTAGTACAATGCGGGCACGTTATCAGGGGTCTATTTTTAGCGACTATAGACAGTTTATTTCTAACTTCAGGTCTTTTTGAGACATTATCTGCACCTTTTTTACCACATTTAGAATGATCTCTAATAAACGTTCCTTCATTCCATTTTTGTTTCATAGCATTTGATTGTTTAATCCTATCTACCTTAGAAGACATTTCCCTTTGAAAATTAGGGTCATTAAATTTGCACAATCTTCCTTTTTTATAACCTAGTGGTATAAGATCATATTTATGTATATACAAATTAGTTACACCATTATTAATCCATATTTTTCCATTAGTAGTTGCCCCGCCTTCTAAACCATTTTCTGGTTTTTGGTTTGCCCATTCTTTGGATTCTACAATATTGTTCTCTTCTGAGAAATGTAAAGCATAATCAACAATAGATTTATCATGAAATAGATTAGACACCCATAATGTAACTATATGTTCTTTACCATGCTTTTTAATATGATCATTCCAATAAACTCCAGATCCATTATAGGTATAAGGATCATTGGTTGTTTTACCAAAGTATTTTAGACCAGTAATTGAATGTTGTTTTATATAGAGATATGTTGGAATTATTTCTTGATATATAGTTTCGCTGGACATAACTGTTCCTTGTAATAGTTGTTAGAATGTTTAGAATAGGTAGGAATTGCAGTTCCGTGACCTATACTTATTTATATATTTTTAATTTCCAGCTAAAAACTTTTTATGTTCTAGAACTGTTTTTAATTGCCAATCTCTAGCTTTTATTTGACCTAGGATAGATTCAAGTAGGTAACTCATAGTTTGTAAATATTCTATTTTAACTTTCATATTGTTAAGATCAGTGTCACCATCAAGAAATTGATCCATCTCATTCTTCATAGGTTTGACACCTAACCATTGTTCCCATTGCAAGGTAGACAATTCTTCTCTTGAAAGTTCGCCTCTATAGTATCTAAACTTAGTCTTTTTTAGAACATTATAATCATTATTATATTTTGTAACTTTAAGTTTTGCTTGCATTAAATATCTTATATACTTAGCATGCAACTTTGGAACTCGAATGGATTCATTCGAGATATGATTGTCGTCCATTACAGAATCGTCATCCCATTCTGATAAAAGTTCATCAATTGTAGCCATAATATCCTCAAAAATTATATAAATTCGTATCTACTTATTTTAAATGTTACATTCCCAACTAAATATGATACATCTGTATTTGTAGATAGAAAATTCATTGAACTTAAATTCAATGGTAGAATATCTATAAACTTTACAGTTTTTACCGGTAGATTATTACTTCCTAATATTTGCAAAGTAGCATCAGAATATTCTTTACTTGTTCTACTATACCCTGTATCTTGTAAATTAATAAAATCAGTAAATTGATTATTATCTTCTGGAAAACCAAGTCCTATCATCCAATCATATACAGCAATATAATTACTCATATTTTGATCTATAATAAACTGTATATTTAGATCTTCAAATGAAAGTATTTCCCCACTAAATGGCAAAGCCGATAAAGGAGTGTTCACTTCAAATGTAGGTAAAGACATACCTGGAAGATTAATTTCTTGACAAAAGAATGATACTTCCGGTAATTTTGAAATAGAAAAATTAAACCCATTACTAGATAGTGGATTTATATTTGTTGGAAACGGACATGTAGTTGTTATTGCCATTATAGTACCTGATAGTGTTTTACTATTTATTCAATTCAAAACTTATTAATTTCCAACCTTTTATTGGTATAGAATTATTTTTTGTTTGTTTGCTCATAAAGTTATTTAAAGAATGGGTTTGGAACCAATCTGTATAATTTATGTCTAAATTAATTGGATTATTATTTTTAAACTGAACAACCAAATTTTTATACTTATTAGTAAATATTCTATTTTGTAATTTAGTTTGTTTCATCTTTTCTAAAGCATGAGGATAATCATCTTTAAATTTTTTACCTTTAAGTGGAGAAATTCTCCCATTCTGATATTCTTTTTTTCGTTGTACGCTATTGGCATTATTCTGTTCTTTAGTTCTAATTTTACCTTTGTTATTACTACCGTTAGTATTACCTTTATTAGCAACAGATATTTTTGCTCTATGTTCTTCTGATTGAGGTCTACCTTTCATTTTTTGTCTATGTTTTTCAATAGTTTCAGGGGATCTTTTATGGCCTCTTCCGCCCTTATCTATATTATAACCTTGACCTCCTTGAGTAGAAGTCAATGAATCATATTGAATAATAAAATCAGTTTCTATTAATCTGCAATATTCATAATCATTAGATTGCAAAATAACATTACAATAAAAATTGTGTTTGCCATATTTTTCAATAGCAAAAGATATAGGAG